CTTGGGGCCGCACTAAATGTTAATGTTGTTCCATCTGGCACTGTATAAGCTCCAGTTGGCTCTTGCACCACACCATCTACAGATACAACAATATCTTGTTCTGAACTTACAGTTTGATTTAATGTAAAGGTTGTTGTACTGCCATCACCACTAAACTCTTGTCTTGTTGGTAAGCTCTCAAAAGCTGGTGATATATTGTTACCAATCAAAGGCATGACTTACTCCTATTCACTAATTGTGTCTACAACTGACACCCATACATCAGCAGAACTTGCTGTATTACTCTTAACTTTTAACGCATCACCACTAACCATTACAATCTTAGCACCACCATCAAGAACTTGTAGACTTGATCCAGCAGGTATTGGTGCATCTTTTACAATATGTATATCATTAGAGCCATCATTAATATAAACCTCTACAGTTATTTGTGAGGTGGTTACGTTAGCTATTGTTATCCCTACTATGGCATCATCTGAGTTTGCTGTTCTGAGTGTAACTGCACTTGTTCCAACTGCGTTTGAGGTATTTCGTTCAAAGTCTTGTGCCATTCTTTACTCCTATAACGCTATAGCCATTGCTACGGCAAAACCTTTTGATGCACCACCAGAGGTTATTCCTAAATTAGATGGCGTAATCTTTTTCATTGTACCACCATCATCTACTAAAACAAAGTCTGCATCACTACTTGATGTTGTGGTTGATGGTGTGTCTGAGTTACCTGTTGTTAACACTGTTCCAGTCGCATCAGGTAATGTAACTGTTCTATCTGCTGTTGGGTCTGTAACAGTTAGCGTTGTTTCATTTGCATTTGAAGTTGCACCTTCAAAGATTAAATCTGCACCTGTTCCAAGTTGAATGTCATACTGTTGTACTCCTATATCAGTAATACTATTCATATTACCAGTAGTTATCACTGTTCCAGTTGCATCAGGTAAAGTAATAGTTCTATCTGCTGTTGGACCTGCAACTGCTAAATCAGTTTCAAAATTGTTATAAGCACTTCCTTCAAATCTAATTTTATAAGGAGAACCTATATATAAATCATTGTAAAATTGAGCTAAACCAAAAGACAAACGAAAAGCAACTATATCAGAACCAGAGTTTTTATACATAAAGTCCATTTGACCATACTCTCCACCATCAGTAACTCCAGAATTTCTCACATCTATTCGAGCATATTCTACTTTTTCATCAGCATCATTTTCTGCAAAAAATTGTATTTGACCTACATCATCAGAACTTGCAGGTGAAGCACTATTACGATAAAGTGATAAAGTAGGTGCTGCAGATGCACCTGCATCTGTAGATGTAAGTGTTAAATCGCCATTAACATCTACACCCGTTGATTTTGTTTCTAATATATTTGTAGAACTGTGATGTAATTTTACGCCTGAATTACCACCATATATTTCTGTTCCTGCAAAATATCCAGTTCCTGACTGTCCAAACTTTAATGCCGAGTTTGCTGTTGCGTCTACAATAGTTCTAATATATCCACCAGTACCCAGTACAATTCTAGCACCACTGTGCAATGCTAACCCTACTGCTGTAGAAGTATCACTTCCACTTGAACCCGGTGGGTCATAGGTCACACCCCCCTCGCCTTCAAGAACACCTGCATCTAGTTTGCCTGATACTGTTGCACCAGTAGATGTAGTTTCAAACTTTTTGACATCATTATGATATAAATCTACTGAACCATCTTTAGTGCATACAATATATTCTTCACCACTTATAGATTCTAAGGTTATAAGATTTGCTCTTATATCACTATTAGTACCATCAGTTATTATTCTAAAATCATGGTCATCACTAAATGGAGTTTTTAAATCAATAAATCCACCAGAAGCACCTCCTATTTCAATTGCACCATAACCTCCAGTGCTTTCAACATTTATTTTTGGATTAACATTTAAAGTGTTATTTACAGTTAATCCAGCAAGTGTACCTACAGATGTAATATTTGGTTGTGAAGCAGTAGACAAGGTTGCAGACAAAGTTCCTGTAACAGTTGCACCAGTAGATGTGGTTTCAAACTTTTTAACATTATCATAATAAAGGTCTACTGACCCATTTTGTGAAGCATACATCATAAATTCATTGTTATCAGCACTTTTTAGTTGCAAAGCATTTGTATTAACAACAATAGCTCCAGTTCCACTGTCTTCAATAAAACTAAAACTTCCATTGTGATAAATTTTTAAATCACCACCAGTGCCAAACACTGCCTTAACATTATCTGCAAACTCAAGAGCATCATCTGATTTATCAAAGACTATGTTACCATTAGCACCAGTAAATGTTACGTCATCATCAAATAAAGCAGTATCGCCAACATGAAGTGATGCTGTTGGAGTTGTTTGATTTATACCAACCTTACCATCTTGAAGAACTGTTATGGCTTCTACATCAGTTCCAGTTTGATTATCCATGAATAATGAAAAAGAATTATTATTACCTGTTCTTGAACCCATGTATTTTATAGTAAAACCATGTGTTCCGTCTGATGCAGTTGATGCTCTTAAAACACCTAAATCAGCACTAGCAAGATTACCTGTGGTTTTTATAGCAGTGCCACTTATTTGAGATAAATTTATTGTTCCAGATGTGGTTAATCCAGTTAGTGTGCCTACAGATGTAATGTTTGATTGAGCCGCACCTGTTACTGTAGCGGCTGTACCACTTACGTTACCAGTTACGTCACCAGTTACGTCACCAGTTACATTACCAGTTAAAGTACCTGTAATAGTAACACCACCACTTGTGGTTTCTAGTTTTTTTGAGTCATCAAAATATAAAGCAGCATGACCATCATCTCCCCCAAATTCTGCTATGTTATTACCATTTGATCTTTCTATAAGTAAATCATTAGGATTGGTTCTGTATATAATATCTACTGCGTTAGTTGAACTCGTATTATCAAAAAATCGTATAAAATTTGGACCACNACCTGTAATACCTATAACGGGATTTGACGTATCAGAAGTCAAAGTTACACTATTATCACCATTTAAGGCAAGAGCTTTAGATCCCGGCAATGTACAAAATATATCTCTTGTGCCAGAACTCCAACTTACAGCATTGTTAGAGTTTGAGCTTGATATAATAGTTGTACGGGCAAGGGTAGTACCAGAAGAAGCAAAAGTACCTAACCCTACCTCAAAATCAGTTCCATCAGTACAACAATAATATGTTGTATCACCATTACTTAAATTAGCGGTAAAAGTTTCAAAACCAGATACTGCACCACCTAAAGTATATGTTCCAGTGCCAGTTGTGGTTGTTGTTTCTTTTATCCTATCTGATAGAACAAAAGCCATTACTTAAGCTCTATGGTTAAGTTACTCGCATTAATTCTAAATATGTCTCCAGACTCAATTGTCTTAGATGCGTCTAAAGCACCTACAAACAGTATGTTACCACTACTTGATGCGTCTGCAATAAACACATGAGTTATTGTATTATTTGTTCCACCTGATGCTGGAAAATCTATAGCAGATGCATTTGTTGCAGTTTGTGTATCAGTTGAATCCGCTCCAACTGTTGTCCAACCTGATGCCGCTACTTGTTGTCTAGCATAGTTTGTGAATGTTGCTTCTGTTAAAGATCCAGTTTCTGCTGCGGATACGGCTGTTGCTAACCCTACATAGATACTGTCTCCCGGTGTTGCAAAACTGAGAGAATTATTTTTAAATATAAAATGTAATAACCTTCTTTCAAGATAATTGGTTGCTGCGTTTGCTGTCGCCATTTTATTACTCCTTCTTTAAGTTCGTGGTCTTGACGGAAGACCAGTTTTAAAAGCATCTGTATTTTCTCTAGCTTCTCCTAGATCTTTTAGACGCTCTAAATATTGCATATATAAACCATTGTAATTTTGTATAACATCTGGTTCACCCTTCATATAATTATACGCTTCTACAAGTGATCCGTAAAGTAAAGCATACGGAGCATTTGTACTTAACCAAGTTGTACCACTATCGGCTCCTGCGGTCAAACTTGCGGGTCTATAATAATAATGCAGTTCGATTGCATAGTTACTGTTTGGTGTTGGTGCAACTATAAAATTATCTACATCAAATCGTGCGTAATATTTTGGTAATCCAGTTGTTGTAGCTGCTGGTGTGTACTCTCTAATAAAGCTAACATCTTTTTTTAANAGGTACCCTTCCGATCCAGCTGTTGTTATCTGTAAAGAAAAAGAAGCCAAATAATCAGTTGGTATTGTTAAATACTGATCAGAAGCAGTTAAAGCACTTGTTACATTTTTTCTAAAATAATCAAGATCAACAGATTTAAATATTTTTTCCTCAGACGCTTTTATAAAATCATTTAAATGATTAACAAAGGTTGTTTCACTGTTATCCGTGTAATCTTGTATTGCTGTTTTTAAGGTTGCGTATGTAAAACTCATTTATTTCTCCAATGTCACTGGTCCAGATGTAGCTTTGTTCCCACCACCTCTAAGATTTCCTGTTGTAGCAGTTCCACTACTCGCAGTAAATGTATATGTATCATCACTAACTTTTGTAATAGAATAACCAGAAGCATTATTTAACACTGCTGAAGTAAAACCATCAAATCCTACTGTATCTCTAAAACGAACTGTATCACTTGTTGATCTTCCATGACTTTTCTCAATAACAGTGATGACTGCACTTCCAGAAGAACCAGACAAAAAGGGGTTTAATCCTAATAAATTTTCTACACTAACTTCTGTTCTTGAATCTGGTCTTGGCTCATATAGAGCTGTTGGATCTGGGCCTGGATAATTAGGTTCTAACTGTGGATGTTTTGCCTCATACTCATCCACACCTACTTTCAATCCATTCCATTCTTTTATCATATCACGGAGACGATAACGAAAACCAGATCGGTCTGAATAACCCCATGCCTTTTTGCCACTTGCGTACCTAGCCATTAGTACCTCAAGTATGAAATATTTGGTGTTAATTTAAGTGGTGTGCTATTTGCATCTTCTGACATGGCTCTTTGAAACTCTTCTTCATAAACACTTTTTAATATTTGTATTCTCTCTGGTGCTCTTTTTATAGATATATAATAAGCAAGACCAGCTGCCATGCACGGTAAAAATCTAAAAGGTGCATCTGTTGTATTAACAAGAGCATCGGCATCTTGTATTCTTCTTACATAATAATAAACAAGAGTGTAAGAAGCATCTGGTGTAGACCAAAGGGTTATTGTAGGAGTTGTTTGTCTGTCAAAAAAATACTGGCTCGGTTGACCCGTATTTGTTTTGTTAGGTATTCTTAAATACTCACCACGGCTCATTTGTGTAAGTGTAAAGTCTGTACCAGAACTGTTTCGTAGCACAACTTCTAATAAATCGACAAATTCACTTGATAATGTATAGGTAGCAGTACCAGAGGAGACGGCTTTTGTTTCTTGCGTTACAGTCCATAAATTAAGTCCTCTGTTTGCCCAATCAGCAAACATAAGATTCAAAGAACGTCTTGCAGTTTTAGCATCGTAACCACTTCTCATCTCTAAGCCACATCTTTCATATGCCTCTTCAATGAGTTCTCCTACATCTAAATCAAAATCTCTTGAGTTTGAAGTTGCCATTTACTTTTTCTTTTCTGCCTTTTTCTTCTTTTTTTCTAAAAAAGCTCTAAGACCAGCATTCATTTTACCTTTAGCAGCCATGACTGGTTTTTTCACCATTGTGCCACCCATCATTTTACCCTTAATTCTTCCTGACTTCATCATGCCTTTGCCAGTTTTAGCAGAGGGTTTTGCTTTATCTAAAGTTATTTTTTTTATCTTTTTAAGATCTCTCTTCTTACCAGCCATCACTTGCTCCTTTTCCTTCTTAATGATTGCACTCTTCTTGGCTTACCAGCAGGTTGACCCAACCGATTCTTTTGTCTTATTCTACTACGCTTTTCAGTAGAAGTCATCTCTTTAGTAGTTTTCGGAGTTTTTGAACTAATCCTTTTACTTGGGCGACAATAAGGCGTACTCCTCTTATCACCTTTTTGACGACCACACGCTTTACCTGTTTTAACATCTTTCCAGTCCTCCTTGAACCATCGTTTTAAAGCTAAACCTTTTTTTGTTTTTCGAACAGCCATTATGAATACTTTGTGACCTTACGTCTTCCAGACATTATAGCACCACAACCTCTGGCTATGTTCTTATTTTTTGACTTTCTTTTTGTCATTCTAACAACTTTGCCCTCTTTGGCAGTCATTGTTTCTTTTTTTACTTTTTCAATGGCTGCGTTTAATCCACCACCCATTGCTTTCTTTTTCTTTTTACCACCAGTGCCATAGTTTGCGGCCCCAACTTTTCTACATTTTGCAATAGCTCCTGAAGCATATGCAGATGGAAAAACCTTATATCTGGCTTTCACTTTATGGTAACATGCGTCTTTAGGCATAATATCTTCCTTTCATTATCTTCCAACAGGTACACATCCACTGTCTTTTTTTACATTTAAGACAAACCTTTTGAGGTTCACCTCTTACTACCTCTCCTTTTTTTAGAGGCACAATGTGCTTTTTCAGAAAATCCACGAGGTCTGGCACAATTGATTTTCCTCTTCCTCTTATCACTCCACTTCCTCTTACCTGGTGACTTTGTTATTTGTTGAGGCATTGAACCCCGCGAGATTGCCATCTATTGTCTTCCTATTAATAAAATCTATCCATAGAGTATGTAACATTTTGTGATTTTCTTCAACCTTTACCACAGTTACAGCAGTCTTTTTATCCACTTCGATAAGTGTTGTCACTATCCATGCAATAGATCCAGCAACAAGGACAATTGAAACTCCGTTCATAATTTCTTTAGGCTTTAACACTACCACCTCTTTTTTTAAATCTTTGATCCTTTGGTTTTTGAGGGAAACTTTTAGGATATACTTTTTTTATTGCCTTATTTAAAAAAGTTGTTCTTTCTTTTGGAGACATGTTAGATATATAAGTTCTCAACAAACGCTTTTGTTGATTCTCTGTTAAGTCTTTCATTTTTGGTCTTGGTGTTGGTTTTGCTTTCATTAACACTTCCATCTTCTTCTTGCTTGTCTTAATCGACTATTTGGATTTTTAGCTGCTTTAGGAAATTTTTTCATCTGACCTGCACTTCTGGCACAAAATGACTTTCTTCTTTTTGCAGCTTTACTTCCAGCTTTAACTTTACCAGTAACAGCAGTTTTTAATTTACTGCCCGGATTATCTCTTCGATAACGAGCAACCCCCGCCTTAGTCATTCCCGCTCCAGACTTAGTAGAACGGAAATACTTTTTGGTTTTAGGAGGTTGCTTGTCTCTTGTTCTAGCCATTACGATAAGAATATAGTTAGTTTGTTACCACTGCCAGTAAAGGCAGATAGATATGCACCACTCTCTGCTAGTATACCATTATCTGGAATATTAAGAGTGTGCAATCCAGTTGGAAAACTTTGTGATATCAATGTAGATCCGCCATTACCATCTGTTATGGTAAGAGCACCTGCTGCATTTCCAAACACTACTATCTGTCTTATCCTTGACCTCGCAGGTCCTACCACAGCGGCAGAATCTCCTTGGTTTACATTAAAGGCTTTTACGTCAGATCTTGTTCCTGCCATGATAACCTCCTATTAAGAAGCATCAGATGAGCTAGACACTCCAAGAAACTTCATCACTACTGTAGTATCTGCTCCTGGATCACCAGAAAGAACAATCTCTACTTCGTCTGCTGTCTCTGTAGCAGCTGTTGTTGTTCCTCCAGACATTCCTAGAACTCCATTACATGGAAAGAAGCCTTTGAAACCTGTGCTATTTACTGCGGCAGATATACCGTCAACAAATCCATCTGTGTCTGCATCTGTACCTATGTCGTTTAGTGTAACGCTATTAGAAGCTGCACCAGTTACGGCAATCATAACTGCCAAAGGAAGAAAGTTTGAAGGTATTCCGATTGCAGATTCTTTACCAGTTGTTGAACCACTAGCAACTGTGACAGTTGCGGTGTAAACAGAAAGTGTCATTTCACTACTGATAGCACCAGTTGTTGAGTTTTCGATAATGTTCTTAAACCCATTTTTGGATCTAATAGGACCCGAAAAAGTTGTGTTAGCCATGTTATACTCCTTGTCTTGGCAATTGTCGAAGTTAATTCTTCGTCAAGGTAATTTTATTATACATAAAAAAAGGGTGACTGCAAAGAGTCACCCCAAAAATATAAATATTTTTAATTAAGCTCCTGGTGAACCGAACATTGCACGAGGATCTGAGAATCCGAAAGAGTATCTCTCTCTTGCTTTATATCTCATGTTTCCTGTGTCAAAGTCTGGATCCATAGCTGTTGCCATAGGCATTCTTTCGAAATGCTTAAGACCATTTGGTGCGTCTGTCTTAATGAAAAACGCATCTGTGTCAGTTAGATAATCATTGATGACATAGCCTTGAGGTAACATTCCCATGTTTCTCATTGCGTTAGCATCATTATCTGCTGTTCCAGGTCTTAAGTTAGAGTTTAACAATCTCTCTGCGACAAACTGTAGTTGTCTTGGAATAATTAGTTTCATTCCTCTTAGAGCGATAATTAATCCTCTCTCATCCACAAAGCCTGCAATCTTAATTAAAGCATCTTCTAAAGATGTTTCGTTAAGGTCGGCTGCGACAGTTGGCTCGTTAGCGAAAGTTCCACCATTTGTTAATGGGTGATCTGTTGCTAATAATGCTTTACCATCACCACCAGCAGTTGCTCCAGCAGTAAACGCATTGTTTAATACGTTTGCAGCTTTTACTTGCTTTGTGTGTGCCATTGATCTAGCAAGTGCTCTTGTATAACGAGCAGAAAGCTTGTCGTAAAGGTTATCCTCTACAGCTTCTTCTGTTATTGAGAAAGCCATTGCTACAGTCTCATGGTTATATCTTGAAGTGTAAGCTTCGTTTGCATCATCAAATGTGACACCAGAACCTTCTTGCTTAGTCGGTGCTGCTCCGAAGCCACTCAACATTACTTCTTCTTCGAATGCTCTGTCAGATGACTCAGTATCGTAGATTTCTGCATGTTGACCTTCATACCTATTATACTCCATACCAAAGAGGGCGTTTAAACCAGGCTCTAGTTCTTTGGCGAGTTGTGCTCTTGAAATAGCCATATTACACCCTCCTTAAGATGCAGTAGCGTCAGCATCCGAAGAATTTAACGCATGGTTGTTGATTTTAACTATGTATGAAACACCAGCAGCACTGTGATCAGCATTAGTTACATCTTCGTGGATGCCTAAAATCATCACACAGTTTGATGTATCTGTATCTTCAGAAGTTGATATATCTAGGACAGCAGAAGAAATACCAGTTGTAGTATTACCACTTGTTCCACTTGCTATATCAGCAGTCTTAAAGATGTCTGCTTTAGCAGTTGCTCTGTCAGTGTTTGTTCCGTCACTTGCGATAATAAATCTCTGTGATGGATCGTCATACACAAACCCTTTGATGTCAAAGTTAGTATTAGCTGATCCTGAACCGGGCCAAGTATTACTAAACTTTAACTTGCCAGTAGTTGCATCCACATATTCACATCCAGCAAAGATACCAACTAATTGGTCTCCGTTACCAGTTGCAGATCCGATCTGAATAGTTCCACCAGTTAATTCAGCTTTTACAGGTGAACCTTGAAAGATCGCGGAAGCATCACTAGCAATAAAGTATTGACTCGTACCTTGAGTCGCTGGACTTGAACCATGTTTTCCAACTGGCTTAAATCCGAAAGCTACATTTATGTTAGCCATTTATTGCTCCTTCATTAATTACTCGGAAGGTTTTTTCCCTCCGAAAGTTACACGACTTTGCCTATCTACGCTGATAGGCATCGAGGGATGTTGCTCCCTCATCAAGTTTTCATCCACGGCTTTTAGTTGGTTGCGGGTCTGATCCCGGAAATATTCAGTTCTCTCTTTGACCGTTTCTGTGGGTATTCGTGCCAACATTAAACCACCGACACCAATAATTCCTTTGTTTTTACCTTCCTCTATAACTGGATACTTTGCAGCTTCGGCTCCGTATTCGTCTGCCCTAACTGGTTCCCACCCCTCTCTCATTCTAGAAAAAACATTTGATTTATCATCTTCACCACGAATGGTGGTTCTGATCCATCTATGTTCAAATCCATCTGGAGCTGGAGGTGCTTCCAACTTAGCTGGAGGTTGCCAAGGTTTTCTCCTTGTACTATTTGCACGACTTTTATTTTCTCGTGTTGTTCTATCTATAGCCATGATCTACTCCTTCACATGCTTTGCATATTCTTCTAACGGAACACCCAATTTTTTAGCTATCGCTATTTGCGATGGAGTCAATTTGACTGTTCTGCGTCCCTTTGATACCGTTTTTGAGGCGGTGGCTCCAGCAGAGGCGACTCTAGGGCCAGAGGATTTCTTCGTGAATTTATGAGGAAATTCAGATTTAATCCTATTATCTAGTTCAGTATAATACTCTTCTGTGTTTGGGTCAAACCCTTCTGATTCAATTAATTGCTTATGTACACCAAAAGCGGCATATGTCATGGTTTGATCCTTACCAAACCACTCATTTTCTTGAGCCCATTGTTCGGCTCTTGGGTCTGGTTTTTGTGGAGGAGGAGGTGTAGGCGTTTGTGGAGGAGGAGGTGCAGCACCATTTGTTGCTGTTGCTTTCTTCTCTTCTTGCCTAGCCTTTAAATCTTTTAGTCTAGCCTCTTCCATAGCAATTCTAGAAATATTTTGTTGTGCATCATACAAAGCGTCTGCATCACCAGACTCTAACGCTTTCTTATATGCTTCTTTTGCGGCTTGAGCTTGAGCAGTTACTCTGTTATCAACCTCGCCCACATAATTAGTGTCTAATTTATCTAGTCTTGCTTTGAGATCATCGTTTTGTTTTTTGACAGATTCAGCAAATTCTATAGCAGATTGTTTTTGCCTTTCTTCTTCTCTAAAACGATTGGTAAGTTTACTAATCCGTTTCTTAACAGATTCCGAATACTCAGACAAGTCTTCATCAGCTGCATCAACTTCTTGAGTTTCACCAGCATCTTCTGTCTTTTCTTCTTCAACTACGACCTCTTGTTCTTGTTCTTGTTCTTCTTCTTTTGTTTCTGCATCTTGCATACTATACTCCGTATGTTTTGATGTCGTCGGGATCGACAATGGTTGCAATGACTTCATCGTCATTGATAATACGCACCTCTCCGCCCTCTATTTGGAATCTTGACCCAGCGTAACGACCAATACATACCCAGTCGCCTTCTTTACACCAAGGTCCCCCTTCTCCAAATTTGTCTAAATCTTTATATGCAAGTGGGCCAACTTTTACAACATAAGCTACAACAGTTGCTCTTGCCTCTCTTTCCCTAGCTGGATCTGGGACATAAACGCCACCCTCTGTTTTTTCTTTGCCCATGTAAGGCATAACTAATATACGCCATCCAGTGGGTGCGGGTAGTCTATCTGTTAGGGATTTTTCTTTTGCTTCTTTTTCTGCTTTTTCTTTTGCTTGTCTTTGCTTTAATACATATTCAGGTACTATTAGCGTCATTATCAACCTTCTCTAGCAGGGTACTTAACTGTTCCAATGCGTAGGTTAGACCCTGTATTTCACCTACCATTGCCTTATACGCTTCCATATCAGAGGCATTTCCACTTGTTAAAGAGATACTAATATCTTCAATACGAGTATTCAAGGCTTTTTTGTAATTATATAAAAAATCTGTAACTTTCATTAGTCTACAGGTATAAAAGTACCACTGTTATCAAAAGGTTTAAAAGGATCTTGTGCAACATATCTTGGTTGACTACGACTAGAGTTCTGTATAGATTTTAAAACTTCTGCTCTAAACTGTTCATCCCGTTCTCGTTCCTTTCTCTCGTTTTCTAATTCTCTCATTCTTTGATCAATAGATGGTTGACTATCTATATAGGCTTTTAGTTCTGGATTTAATTTTTGTGCCACAAAATTTCTTACGCCAATACTATCAGCTAGAGTTCCAGGTTGTATTAATTGTAGAGCATCTGCTACTTCCATATTTGCTTCATTAGCCATATTTGGAGCAACATTAGCTATACCAGTATTTAAATTAGCACCATCATCAGTAATTCTTGTATCGAGTGTTCGAGTAGGATTAGCAAAATCATCTACTGAAATTCTAGAGTTTGGTATGAAGGCATCAGTCATAACCATATCGCCCAGTTCTGTTCCTCTTGCAATTGGTCTGTCTGTTACTGTGTCTTTTTGCTCTGAATCAGTAAAACGGCTCCGTAAAGACTCTATACCTCCACTAATTAAATCTGTTAAAGGTTGGAAAAAATTAGATACGTTTGCACTTCTTTGATTTTCATCTGCCACAGCTCTTCTGTAAGCTTCTGAAGATTCTGGTAACCCTCTGTTCCTTCCAAGCAGATTAGCAACTGTGCTTATACCAGGTATCATGTCCATGATACCTCCTCGTTCAGTATTCCTTACAACTCCTTCCATAGTTGGTTGACCTAAATAAAAGTCTCCCATTTGATAAGGCATTCCAGTTTTTTGAGAATCCATACCCATAGCTTGTCGATAACGTAAATTGTTGACATCTTGAACACCCTTACCACCAAGTATACCAGTATAATCTACATTCTCTGCACCAAATATTCTTGAAAAAATAGAGTCTGGAAAAGGATTAGTAGCAGTAGCTCCTCTATATTCCATATAACTTTGAGGACTTACAAAACCAGTAATGTTCGTTCCTGGTATGGTAGTTCTTTGAGTATAGTCTTCCTCACCCTCAGTGTAATCTCCCATGCCTATCGTAGCTGGTTCTGGTGTTGGACTTACATCAAATCCAGCATCATCAAAAGCATCATTAAAATCTTCATCCACTAATAAACACCTTTAAATCCAGTTCCTTGGACAGCGATACCACCACCACGAGACTTTTTAATTACGCCTCTGCCAATGAGAATATCTTTTTTAGTTACTTTACCATCACCACTTAAATCTGGAAAAGCTGCACCACCCTTATTCATCTTTTTTAAAAATTTTCCTTTAGGGCCTGGACCTCCTTTAATTGTTAAATCTTTAGGATTTGCTCCCACTCTAGGGCCTTTACTTTTCTTAGGTTTAATTGCCTCTATTTGTTCTTCTCTTGTCATAGTAGGTTTTTGTGTTGGTTTTCCAGGATTCTTGTCTCCTGGGTAAGGATAAGTTCTTCCAGATGGTTGTGCTGGTTTATATCTTTCTGGATACTTTTTCTTTAACTCTGCGTCTGTTAAAAATTTATCCTTTAACAAATTACGGTTAATTCCTTTTTTACCACCAGCTTTTAATTCTCTATTAAGTAAAGATTTTGTACTCTTATCTTTTGTTTTTTTAATTTCTTTTTGTAAACTTTCTTTACGTTTTAGTGCTTCTGGCTTTTGTCTTGCCTTTTCAAACTCTTTGTTTAGAGCTTGTAATGCTTCAAACTCTGCATCAAAACCACCACCCTTTTGTTTAGCTAGGATTAATTTTTGTATTCTTCTTTGAGCTTCTGTTGGACTAATCTTTCCTTCACGAGCGGCGTTTGCTATGTTATTAAACTGACCCATTTTCGCTCTGTCAAGATTTTTGCCTTTGGGGTCTATTTTTGTGATTTTACCCTTTTCAGCTTTTACCATTTTTGCCTTGTTCATAGTGCTCTCCAATACAGAAGATCCTCCATCTTTGAGTTTTCTTCCTTTGTTAACTAAACGCTTGGCTTTATTATACGATAAACCCATGTCTTTTGCAAACTGTCTAATTCTTGCCATGTGATCTCCTTATTGCTTCTTTTCCTTTTTTAAAAATACTTGCCACCTTTGTTTTACCCATTACTTTTGCTCTTTGCTCACCAACTGTAAGAATTTGTATCTTTCTCGCAAAAGCTTTATTAACTCTTTTAACTTTTGCAACCGTTGCTCTGGCATCCGCCTCTGTAGCAAACTTGATACCAACCGTGTCTTTAGGGTTCTCATCCGTATATAAACGTCTACCAGAACCTTTTGGCTTCTTTCCAGTTCCAACTTTTGGGTCCTTATTTTTTTTAGTCATTGTATGTATCCTTAAATGTCTAAATAAATCTTGTGTCATTTCTTTCTTAACATTTTAGCTGCTTGACCAACACCTTTAATTCCAAACGATGCAGAAATTGCAATGTATAAAAGATATTGATACCAGTCTGGTAAAGTGGACAATACTTGAAATCCCTCTTTAACATACTCTCTCATACCCGGAATAAACACTAATATCGCAGGTGCAAGTAACACAACTAAGGCAAACTCGTCTTTCCAACTCTCAGTGGTAGCGTCTGCCATTTTGCCTTCCCATTTAACTTTACCTGCCGCAACTTTTTCTGCAACAGATGCTCTTGCCTTGGCTTCAGCAACTTTTGCTTGACCATCTGCTTTTGTTTTTTCTACTTTGTTCTGTAGCCATGTGCCAGCTAAATTAGCTATTGGTGTTAAAAATTGTAACATATAAACCTACATACATAAATCTTCGTATTTAGTTGTATGAAGTCTGTGCTTTGACAAATCTCCATGATTCCCTTTAAATACGTTTAATAACCATTTTATCATTTTTTAAACCTCTCATCTATCCAACATTTACCATAATATAAGATAAACAACCAAAAAGTAAATAAAATACCATCGATCCACCCTAAATTATTCCAAGCATCTAGTATCATTCCACCATCCATATTAACCTCTCTTTTCTTTGTATAACCATGCAAGAAAAAATATAAAGCCTACAACTGTGCAGAATAAAATAAACCACCCAATATATTCCCAAATTTTTCTCAGCAATTCTTGTTTAGCATAAATCTCTTCTTTTCGTTTCTTTCTAATCTCCGCTTCCATCCGCAAAATTTCATTCCAAGAATTAGCTCCGTAGTGAAAATTAATAAAAGATTTAAGTTCTTGTCTTTGTGCTTCTAGTTTTTTCTTTGCAGTAAAAGCCTCTATAGCTGATGCCTCTATTTCTCTACCTTTAAATAGTTTTCTAAGTGGTGAAGCATCTTTCGCTGATTTTTCAGTGTTTTCTACGTCTGAAACTGCACCCATCCAGCGAGAGAGGTCTTTTCCCATAGACTCAATTTCTCGACCTGCGGCAAATCCACGTTTGATTGCCGAAAATGCCGTATTAGCGGCTGTAATGGCTATGCCAATTGAGGCAGGATCTAACATATATTACTTTCTACTCGCAGCTTGAGTGTTTATACGGTAAATATTAACGTCATTACGGTCATCTGCTATTTGTTCTTGAGTTTTTGTCCTCTGTTGTGCTATGTCAAACGCCTGTTTTAGCTTTGCTTGATCAATTTGAAAACTCATCATGTCATTTATAGACTTTCTTTGTATTTCAGCCGTATCATTCTCTAGTTCTTTCTCTCTAATCGCTACAAGTGGGTCTGGTTTCTGTGCAGGCTCTATTACTGGCATAACTTCTTTCAATATTTCGCCAATTTGTTGTGATATTGCAGCTTCAATAGCTTCTGGAGCTATTTGTGGCATTGGCTCACCTCTTTGTTGAGCTTCTTCCATCATTGTTTGGAAAAATTTGGTTACTTGATCTCTTGCTAACATACCAATATGCTCTTGAACATGAGCTTGTAGCAATGCGTAGCCTTGAGGATTGGCTTGAGACGCTAAATTAGACAAAAATGTAGCATGTGCCATCAAATGTGCCTCATGATCTTGTTGTGGGAACGCTTGTAAAGGCATTCCTTTGATAGAATTAGCATTTTCTGTCGCTGGATCTGCTGGTGCAGGTGGCTGTGGAGGTGGTAATATGCCATCTATGTTCTTAACATCAAGTGCATCGTACATTCTTCGGTACGCTTCGTACTGATTGTGCATTTGTGGAGCGGCTTGAGCTAATTGTAACTGTGTTTGTGCTAAAGATAAGCGTTGTGCCATAGAAAAAATGTTAGGATCACTGACTGGAAGTATATCAACACGACCATCAAAGTCTTGTGCCATGATTTGTGGTGGTACATTACCTACAAAATAAGGATATGGAACTGGATTTTCTGAAAAAATCTCTGCTAACATTCTAAATTCTTGTTTTTGTCCATAATGTAAACGCTTATGTATGCTTGAAATAATCTTTGAACCTTGTTCAATCAACGCAACAGTTGTTCCCACTGGTGCTTGTGAGTTGACATCTGCTATTTTTGCATCTGCAACTTGAGCAAAACGTCTGCCAGAATCAACAACAACACCTAATAACTGTGCTAGTGTGGCTGATGGCTCCTTGTATGGCAATGGTATGATTGAATTTTTGAGATCCCCGCCTGGGACATCGATATCTCTGAACTCACCAGGGTTAAGAGGCTCATCGTCATTACGAATACGAACACCCCTCGCTTTGAAACCCGCTGGAAGATTTGATAAAGTACCTGCATCTATTAACTGCCTTAAAATTGAGGTGGCTGCTCTAGACAATCCACCGATTGTGTGTAAAAGACCAAAGCCATAAAATCCAAAACCCGGTAAAAACTTAAAATGTACAAAGTATTGTCTTTTACGTCTTAGTTGGTCTTGCTCCCTATAGTTCCTAACCACCGACAAAACTTGACTAGAGTTTTCGTCAATCGTAACAATGTATGGTAACATGATACCATTAGGATCTTCAAACCCTTCAAGGTCGAGATCCACATGGACTTCCAAAATAGTATATACATCGTCAGAATAACCTGGATGGAGTCCTTGCAACTCATCAGTAGTTCCTTGGATACTTCCTTCATCTTCTCCAGAATCCGAAGCAGATAACTCCACATCTCTATATACTCCTGCCACTTGTAGTTTACGAATATCATTATACGTCATTTTAACGACATGTGTAACCCTCTCTGCCGTCATTAAATCTGAAGCAGAATAAGGAACAACTAGATCTTCGGCTGGAACAAACTTTGATACAGCTCTTTGTTTAGTCGGATCAAAGTAAACTTTCTTAAAAGTAGAACCAGTTAAAGGCAAATAAAATAACATTTGATCTGTGTCTGGATCGTACTCTTCCATGACCTCCATAATTTGATAGTTCATGTAATCTTTAATTCTTTGTGCTTGATCTTCTGTTTCTTTTGTTGGTACGCCAAGTATTTGAGTTTTTATTGGGCCGCCAGCTGGTAACATCTCTTTATAAGCTTGTGATTGAAATTGTGTTGTAGCTTCTGACAATAGTGGATGTGTTACACCACTCGCACCAAGAAACGGATCACTTCTGTCCTCGTAGTTTATACCAAGTAAATTCAATCCTTTTGCAATAGCTTCTTCCCAATCACCTCTTGACTCTAAATCTTCTTTAACTTTAGATTGTAAATCAGAAGCAAGAGCACCTAACACACTGTCTTCTAAAACTTCAGCTAAATTAGCGTCATGATTGTAAGCTTCGGCTACAACCTCGACTTGTTCTCCAGTTTCAACTTCTATGCCTTCTGGCAATGCTTCAGTTTCGTCAACTTCTATTTGTAGACTATCTGCCTCTGGTTGTAGTATAGCGGAGCCACCTGCTCCCATGCTTTTTTCAACCATTCCAGCTATGTCTCTTGATCTTTCTTCTCTTGTTGCCATTTTTAACTTGCCTTTCTGAATCTATTCAGTATACCACCTTTTGCCATTCTTGGTATTTTTAAAGTAGATTTTTTAGCCGCCTCTTTATCGTTTAAATCAATTATCCTAAACATATCATCTTCTACTGGATTTTGTCTAGATTGTTGACCAAAGTTAACTTCGGAAGGAGGCACTGGTTGATTTGCTTGAGTGACCATTCCTTTTTTAAACGCCTTATAGGTGGGTTGAGTGGTATATGAAGAACCATACTTTTTTAAAGAATCTGTAACATTTGAACCTATTGCAAAGTTATAAGGAACTTTGTTGACTGGATCTCCATACGCTTTTCTTTTAATTGGTTCACTTGTTCTTCCTGCTTTAAGATAAGATTCAACATTTGGAAAAACAACTCTATCGTATCCTAACTTTCTTGCTTGATTAATTATTTGATGAACCATCAATTCTGTTGCTTGTTTAGAACTAGAGAAAGCTGGGTTTTCATTAAGTTTTTCTATTCCCTCTTGATGTCGAATTACCACATCTAAAGAATCTTTTAAGTCATCTGGTAACTTGCTTTTTAAATCATTTAATATTTGTGTCCTATCGTTATTTGCATCATATTCTTCTATTCTTCTATTTGCCTCTTGAACTCTATCAACTGCTGCATCTCTCACCTCTTCTAAATGTTTAATACTCTGTTCCATGTTCATTAAGTTCTTTTTTGCTATCATTGCGTTAAGTGGATACATAGCGTTACTAAGTTCGTTTTTTGCTATATTAGTAGTAAGATAAACAGCCAAAGAATCTATATCAGAACTTCTGTCAAATGCGTCAAGATATTCGTCTCTATCAAATGTAGCCTTATCCCCCTTAAAAAAACTTTTAGCTATTCTAGGTATGTTTGTTGTAAGTTCATCTTTCTTAGAATTATACTTAGTTCTTCCTTGAATAGCATAAATTCTAGGTTTTTGGTTTCCTCTGCCAGACATCCATTGTTCCATTACCTCTTTACTTATCTCTTGCAAAATACTTCCAGGGTCACCTTTTCCTCTCTTAAGAAAAAGCTCACTAGGGACAATGTCGAAGTCTGTTTCAAAATCCTGTTGTATTTTTTCAAATTCTATTTTTTGACTGTCAGTAAGTTGAGTAAAGTCTGGTTGTCTTTTTCTTAAGTCTTCAAGTCTAGTAGCTATTTCAAGAATATTATCACTATCTAAGTCTTGAGCTATCTTAGGATGATTTATAAATTTATTGTATGCTTGTGCCTTGAGGTAATTTAATTCCAACTTTCTTTCTTTGTCATTTAAAATATAATTTAAAGTCCTCTCTGCAAGATCTGGATTTGTAAAAGCATCATCTCCGTAAACTGCTTTTTTTACAGTAACATAATCACTATAAGTTGGCATACCAGTATAATTAGTCCCTGTATCTGATGTAAACTTTTCAAAATCTACTCTATCAATTTTACCTTCGTTAACACCTTTTGTTAAATCTTCATAGTGATCTATTGTCATATCAGGATCTACTATATCATAGTCTCTAACAAATGATTTTTTCCCCATTCCCATTCCAAAATCTTTATCTCTATAGTGATTTTCTAATCTCTGTTGTGTTTTTTCTGGTCTTTGTCCTCCGATTACGTCAATTAAAGGATCTAGATCTCCCTCAAAACCATATCTTTCTTTTGATAGTTTTCTAAAGTTTCTAGCGAAATCCTCCATGTTATTTCCTTTATATTCTAACATTTTAGCATAATCTCTAACATCTAAATGAGGAGCTCCTTGTTGTGCTTTTCTACCCTCTACTAAATTCATAAGACTTGCGAGAATTTTTGGCATTTCATAATCAACATCCATAACATTGATCAAAGGATTGTTACCTTTCATAAGATCTTCTTTAATTCTACTTTTAGTTCTTCTGTAATCTGTTAATACTGTTCTTGCTTCATTTAATTCTGAGTCTGTTTTAAACATGGCTTCTTTAAAAGGACCCATAGTTTTTCCTACGTTATCAAGATTAGTTTCTGCTTGTTGTAAACTATTAAACTCTTTTGTAGCATTATCTGTTAACGCGGCTCTGTTTTTAGAATAATCAAAAAAACCAGTTTTTAATTTAGCGTCCTCTTTAATTATTTGAAAAACATCTGCTCTTTTCTCATTTGTCATCATGTCGCCATAAACAGGCTTGTTCATTTTTCTTTTTAATAAGTCTAATGTTCTTTGATCTTTGGCAGATATTGTACCAAGTCTCATCTTCTGCTCTAGTTTTTTTATTGACTCTTTTAATTTTTTATTATCTCTAGCAAGAGATACTTCTTTTACTCCAGCTTGATTGGATTGTACTTCATTTATAACTAAATCATTAAACGGTTTCATAGGATTGTTTGGATTTGGAGCTTTTACTCCAACTCCTCTTGCATGTGCCATGTATCCTGGAAAACCAAAACCATGTCTTTTAAAATTTTCTAACTTTCTTAGATCTGTAGTATTACCTACAGCTTTGAAATATTCCTCTACTCTTGCAAAATCTTTATCTATTTTGGTTCTTAAATTTGGATCGGTTTCAATAACTTTACCCATCAACTGAGCGTCAGATTCATCTCCATGAAATATAAAGTGAACGGTATCCTCTTCAACCAAAGCTTTCTGATTACCTGATTGACCTCCGCCTAATCCCACTGGTATTCTTTGAGCTGATTCATTAGACATAAGGTTTCTTCGATCATAGAGATCTTTTTCATATTCAACCAATTTTATTTGATCGTTTAAAACAGGCACTCTTGGATCAGCAGGATCTAATTGGTTTCTTTCATTGACTAAATTTTGTAAATCATTTTGAATTTGTTGCTTCTTTTTTAATGTGCCTACTGTAACATTAATACTTGGTTTAAATAGACTTGCTACATCTAATAAATCATCTTTTGATTTAAATACCTCATCTGGATTGTTGTCTAAATAACGAAACATGCCAGACTCTAATGCCTCTGCATTTAGTCTTGATTTGAATATGCTCTTAGGTAAAGTCTCTATATATTCTTTTATTTCACTTGCCTTCTTTGGTTTTGTGAAATCTATACCCAAACCATCTTTTGCTATTTCGTTAATTAAATTAGAAAAGATCGTGCCATCTACATTTAATCTTGCCTCTACATCTACCTTATCTTTGAAAAACTCATCTTCTCCAGTAACACTTTCATTCCCTATTTTCTTTGGACCGCCAGTGTCATCTGCTCTTGTCATCGCTAAATTCTCAGCCAAGGTTCGTGGCACATCATCCATTCTTCCTACACCAACAGTTTCTGTGGCTAAATCTCCAATACCGCCAGAAGGAGGTAACGTATCTTTTAGTCTTGCAGCCAATCGAGCAGAGGCTATCGCTTTAGTCAATAATGCACCAGGGGCCATGACTCTTCCAGCACTTTCCAAATTCATGCCGAACTCTGGAAAAGACTCACCCATAAATTTTTTAGCGAGAGCTTCAGAACCCACAGTATCAATTAAACTTTGTATTCCTTGTGGTGTTTCACCGTACCTAACGTCATAGTACAAACCCATAAGATCTGCAGGCAAACCTAAAATGTCTGCTGTTTCTCCGACCAGTAACCCTTTACCGATTTTTTTAAGATCAGAAAGAGTTTCGTCTAATGTTTGTACTTTTTGAGCCATTAAGTAATTCTCGTTGTTCTTTTCTTTTCTGGTAGCATAATGTCTGAGTAACGGTTTGTCACAGTATACCCACCAGTTTTCCTTTTAAGTTTCTTTTTGTCCACCAAAAATTGTTGCTGTATTTTTATAATAGCTTCATCCATGTCTCTATCAGTAGGCATTACAATTTTTCTAGGTGGTTTTGTTTTATTTTTAGCTCCTTTTGGTCTACCCTTTTTCTTTGGTGGAGGAGGCGGTCCTTGAGTAGGTCTAGGTTGAACTTCTTTCTTATCTAATTTTCTTTGCTCTTTGGGTCTTGCCATGAATTCCTTCATGACTTTGTCAAAGCCAAATGGATCAAATTTTACTTTTTGCTTAGTTACTTTAGCCTTCTTCCCTTTTGGTCTACCAGCCATTAATAA